ATTTTTATGGGCAATAGCCAATCCAGCTCCAGCCCCAGTTAGACCAACACCGGCGCCTATGAGGATCTTCTTATGCAGCAGCCTCTTCCTAGCAGAAGCTAGGTCCGATTGATATCCGGAAGCTTGAGAGGAAGACATAGGAGTGGCCTTTACTCTAGTCCTACGCTCCTTCAATCTCTTAGCAAGATCAACCCGCTCCTTTGATCCCTTTGGCAGCCTATGGGCACGAACGAGTTTCTTTAGCAGCTTTCCCTTAGGAAGGCTAAGAGGTGGGGCATATGCCAGCTTCTCTAATTCAGACCGCATTGATTGATAGTTCATGCATCTCCTTTGATCTTAGAAGGCTTAGGAGCAAATTTCTTCATCTCCTCCAAAGCTCCTTTGAGTTTAGCTTGCCGAATCTCCTTCGTAGGATAGAACTTTCTCAGACTTGGTTTATTCATAGTCTTTAGCAACGATCTTCTAGTAATAGCTAGGATATTGGGTGTGCCAACATTCCTCCCGATTGCAGATAGAGGAAAACCAGTTGGAAGTAGGGCAAGTTTAAGAAGCTCGTTAGTCATAGCACTATATTTATCCACTTGTAGCTCCTATCTTATTTCGTTCTTGTGCATGCCAGCCAGCTTCTCCGCCAAGTCTAGTTATAGACTCTGCTGATAGGCCTAGCCTCTTTAGAGTATTGAACAGTTGTCCAGAGCCCATATCTAGGCTCTTAGCTAACTGATTCCATGAACTATATTTTCTTCGCAGAATTAAAAGCTCATCTAGCTTGAGCTCAGCTCTACTCTTTCTGAGAATTTCAGTCTCAAAGACTTGGTCAGCTAACGCCCTCTTCCTACTTAGGCATTCGTGAGAACGATCATACAGTAGGTGCAGAATCTGTTGGCAAAGCCTGGTGCCACCAACTCTAAACATCCACATATTTCCCCTGTGTCTTCTGGGCTGTGCCCTAGTAGAAACCTCTTTACGTATAAAACTAGCAAATCCTCTTATCATGGCTTCGTTCCCGACTATATTGATCTCCCATGGCATGATTCGCTGGCTCTGAGTAGGTTTGGGATGACTAATACTCCCATCTCCATCAAATACCCCCCTCCAGTAGTGGATAAGCATATTTTCCGGGATTTCATTGCAGGGAGTTATAGTCCATGTCTTCCTAGGAGTTACTCCCAGTTTTATTAGACTTTTCCTCAATCTCTGGGAGCCTATGTGAACTTTGACCGAGTGGTATTCCCCAATTTTTTCTTGGCCATCCTTATTTGTCCAAGAAAGGCTACTGGATTCCTCAGTTATTCTATGATCACTCTGAAGAGCTCTCTTAAACTTCTCTAAGTGATCTCGATCACTTGCGGTTAACTTTAAAGAGATAAAGTTATTGCCGATGGTGCCATCAGCGGATAAGAATCCTAACCAGTAGGCTTTTGGTTCCGAGTCAATTCTCTCGAAGAAACTTTCATCTACGCTATAACCATGATATGAAACTCGTACTTTAGGCATAGATATACCTTTCTGAAAAGGATTTAGACTGGCTAGCCCTTTCCAGAACATAGTACCATAGAAGTCGCCCAAGACTACACAATTTGTAGACATACTCTCCCTTTAAAAGTCCCCGAAAAAATCCATTGAGAAAAAGATACTCTGAACTTACAGAATGACCATATGCCCGCTCTATGTTCATAGCGACCTTGAACTGTTTAGCCATTTGATGCCACTCTGAATCCCACATTTGGGACCAAGACTGGTATAGCGGTGTCTTATTGCTATGGGCTACCGAGACTCCACCCGCGGAATAGTCGAGCTGGTTCCTAGTCTGCAGGATCCCGGCCGACTGCATGATATGGGAGGCTGTGCCCTTTAGCAGAAGGTAGTGAGGCATATCAGATATGCTAAAGGCGCCGATGAGTGGAGGAAGGATATTGAACTTATCCACAGTGAACATGAGACCAAAAGCGATCATGCGGTCAGAGGTTTCTTCTCCCGCCATGAGCCGATTCAGCTCCCCGTAATCTCGCATGAAGTCACGGGTAAGCTGAACCCAGTCCCGCAGCCGGTGGTCAGACCCGAGATTAATCTGCGGGACATCCGGCATGTGCTAGCTCTTACTTCTTTCCGCTCTTCTTGCCCTTCTTATCATCCCTCTTAGCCTCGTCTTTTACTTCAGACACAGGCTCAGAAGCCGGCTCAGATGCCTCCTGAGGGGCAGCCGGGGGTATCGGCGTGCTCTGCTCGGGCTGAGCGGCTATCTCTGCCTGTGGTTGAGCTGCCGGGGTGGTTATCTCAGCAGGAGGCGCCGCAGGACTTGTCTGAGGTGGCGGAGCTGAAGGTGCAACGGCAGCAGCCCCTATCTTTGGAGCCTGCAGCATGTTGGCTCGAACCAGCCTCTGTATCTGCTGGCTATCCTTCAAGTTGCTAGGGACATCTACGCTCTCTCCTGGTTTGTAGGTGCGGCCAAAGATAGAGAGGGGACGCTTGCTGATGTTCACGAATTTATCAGCCATTGACTAGCTCCTTATAAGGCAACGATCGGGAAGAGAGCTGTGCCGGCGCTAGTCCGGACTTCTAGGCTCCCCTGCTCGATCAGCCGGTTGACTACATCCACAAAGCTATTCGGACTTATGACTTGGTAAGTTACAGCTGCATCAGTAGCTGGTGTAGGCTGGTCTAGCTGGAGAGTAGTGGCAGAGAGAACAGCCGTCACTACATAGCGTCCATCGGATCCACCAGCAGCAGTCAGGATAAGTACATCGCCTACAACTACTCCATCAGCTACGAAATCCTCACCAACATCGCCTGTGAAGACGAAGCTATCTGCCGCTGTAGCTCCAGCAGCACCTGAGGATTTAATAGTCACAGTCCGTAGAGTGATGATGTCAGCATCGGCCACGTAGATAAACTTGCGTGGTCTAATTGGGCGACCCTGCAATCCTGGCAACCTAATGTAGATGCCATCCCTCTTGCGGGAGGTACTAGGAGATCTCGGCAGACGCTTCTGGACGTTTGAAAAAGTGGAATTATCCAGCGTATGGAATCCTGTCCGCAATGGCGGCTTAGGGGGATTGGCATTGACTGGAAGACTATCCTTCGTTCCTGGATCATTCGTCGGCTGGATTACGTGCGGCATGTCCTGCCTCCTCGTTGGTTACCTTCTAAGTTCAACATCTCATACACAAGAAGTTGGGAGCTGGTACCCCGGATCGAACGAGGTACCAGCTCGGTAAAGCTCTTCCCCTGTTAGAACTGATCCACCTGGGGGAAGGTTCTGCCCTCATCGGCGCGGTGGTTCTCTGCACCCAACGCACCTTCAGCGGATGGCAACGCAGCAGCGAAGCCAGCCGTGGTGTTGGCGGGGTTGACCGAACCGCTGTACAGCTCTAGCTTCACGACGGACCGGATGTTCCCGATCCCCATCCCGATATCTTCCCAGCTCTGCCACATGATAAGATTTGCCCTCTTATCAATGTAGAACTTGGTGTTATTCAGGACGAAGAAGTTCCCAAGGAACTTCGGCTCGGTGAAGCAATAGATATTCCCCGCACGGAGAATATCGGTCTTGATGGTACGAATCAAAGCCCGACCTAGGATATTGCCGTACTTGTAGCCATCCGTGGTCGTCTCAGACTGGATCTTGTCACCATTATCCTGCAGAGTCCACTGCAGAATATCGTCGAAATCGACTTCGGTGATCAGGATCCGATTCGCACGCAGCCGAGCTCCATCAAGGAGCTTGAACAACGTAACGAAGTCGTTCCTCTGGACCGGACGAACCACAAAGTCCGGGGCGGCCGATAGCGCCAGTTCACCCTTGATCTTCGTGGTACCAACTGAACCGATGATCAGAGGGAAGTCCCCAGCGTTCACGTTCGTTGAATCGAACGCATCCGTCGAGTAGTTACCCGCTGTTACCACACCGTCGTATACCTCAGTCATGGTCGAGTTGACCGCGGCTTCGATATACAACAGGAACTGCCGGTCCTCGATCTCCTGAATATCCTTGACCGAGTTGTCCTCAATCACTTTCGTGATGGGCATCTCGTAGGCTAGGAGTTCCTGCTCGGTCTTCTCGAACATTTCCGACGTGATCGAGAAGAAGGGGATCTCATAACGAGCACCCCTAATGAACCGAGCTGTTGGACGACCACGGAACGTGATCGCCATCGCCCGAGACTTCGGCTCAATATCCACGATCTTGACTAGCGTATCGTGGTTTACCGAGCGCTGTAGGTCACTACGCGTGACCATTTCGGGTGGCAGGACCTTTCTTGCGAAGGACACCTCTCTCAGACGATCTCTGATGTAGGTGCCTCCATACTGCGCGATCTTCTCCCGGCCTTCGCTAGTATCGATGGCCGATGCGAAGAGCTGATTGAAGGTGGAAGCTGGAACGCTCATCTTATATCTTCTCCTTTCAGGCGACTAGGCCACCACTGCCTATGCCGTTAAACTTAGGCAGTGAGGTAGGACGGACCAACGAACTTGAACCGCAGGAACGTCCTGCCTAGTGGTAGCGACGTCGCTGCCACTGCGTTCAGTGCGAAGGCATACACAAACTGACCAGCAAGTGTTGGCTTCGCCAATACTAGGCGAGCCGTGGTGCCAGTCTGTGTCCCCACCTTGACGGTCAAAGGCTGACCAATGGTGATATTCCCGGTTGAGTCGTAGACATTAGTCTCCGCCTCATAGGGGTATCCCCATAGTACCGTCAGTTTGTCGATGGCCTGTACGTCGTATCGGCCACGTTCAGTGAAGACCTGATACAGTAGCCCCTCGTTAGAGGGGAAGGTGCCACCACCGAAGGCAGCGACAACGTCTCCGGTAATTGCACCTAGAGTTGCTTCATCCTCCACCGCCGTGGTGGAAGCCGTCTGAGCTGCAAATTCCCCTGCCTCGACAGCGTTTGCGTTCGTACCAACTAGACGATCACGAACCGCAGCCGCTACCGAAAGATCCCTCAGGAGGATTGCCTGGCTTTCGGTCTTAAGTCTAAGAGCCATTACTCTGCTCCTTTCTTAGCTGACACTAGAAAAATCGGTGGCTACATCCACCACCGAACCATGACTGAGGACGAACTGCTCAAACTGAGAGAGTCCGTTCCCCGCCGGCCGCATGCCGACGGTCGCAAGCTTTGCTACCTCTTCTGGAGCGGAGGCTAGGTCCAGAGCCTTCTCGATAACATCGAGTTCTTCGCTAGCTGACAGTTCCTCGACCTTTTCAGAATGGTCGGTCTCTGACAGGTAGCCTCTCGATACCATCGTGGAGGCGATCTTCTCGGCCCTATTCCTCTTCTCCTTCTCCGCTAGTTTGGTGAGAGCCTCATCACGCTGCTGAGTCACCTCACGCAATGACACTGCGGCATTTTTGAGAAGATTGCCGACTTCCTCTGGCTTCACTGCTCTCCTCCTTCCCTAGAGGTCCCCGGGTTGAAGAAGGACGCCTTCTCAACAGCACCCCGGATGGACTCACGACTACGCGCTGCGGCAGCACGCTTCTCACGGAACCGGTGGACTTGCTGATTGAGCCAGGCATGCTCCGGACTCCCGACTCGTGAAGCCACCTTCTGAAGTTCCCCTAGCACAGCAGAACGCTGGGCACTGGAGATCTTCACGCCAGCCGCACCTGTATTAACCAGGTTCTCCTGAAGCTTGCTATCAGTTGCCTTGCTTAACGCCGGCTCCTGGAGAACGTCCTTGAGGACCTTCTTCGGGGTGGCCTTCGCCTGTCGCTTGGTGTACCTGGTAGCCGCTTCGTTGGAGCTAATCAACGACCGATCCCCCTGTTGAGGCTGCGCTGGCGCAGCTTCGTCTGCGAGGTTTCGAGTCGCCTTTGGAGCACCTATCTTCGCGGAAGAGACATCCTCTCCGGCGAGCTTCCTCATCACCCGCTGAGCAATAGCGGCGATTTTCTGCCGACGTTCAGCGGAAGTCTTCAGGATGTTATCCGGGGTCTCCTGATGCACCGCGGCATCCTCACGCACGTTGGTCTCCAGCTTATTCACTGACTCCATCGGAGGAGCCATAGGAATATTGGAGAGCCTGGACTTATCCTTTTTGGGCTCTTTACCCTTCAGGAAAGTCCCCATGTTTGTCTGAGCCTGTGGATGGTAGGCAGGGCCAGGTGCAGCACTGCCCTTTGGGGGCCGTGTAGCATTCTGAACAGCCAGCTTAGCCAGAACCTGACTCATTGCGCTCCCCTGTACGGAAGCTTCTTTAGTCAACTGGTCAGCCACTTCATCAAGCTGATCAGCGAGAGTTAGGAGATCCGCAGAGGCTAGCTTAATATTCTCTGCCTGCTCTTTCGTCTCTGTCTTTTGCTCGGAGGCTGGGGCCTCAACCTTCTCCTCAGTCCCCGAAGCCTGCTTGTGAAGCGCTTCCTCAGATTCCTGAAGAGCTGCAGCAAGCATTTCCTTCATCGTGGGCAAACCGCTCATGAGACCCTCCTCCTGGTTACGTTCGCACTGGGGGAGGCTGGATACTTTCACCCGTCCTCCCTGCTTCACCTACAGAAATCTCTGGCGACATCGCCATGTTCATCGTCTTCTTCGGGAGCTGCGCAGGTTTGGGAGCCGTACCTGGCTTTAACCCGCTTACTGTCTGCGCCCTTAACTTCGTCTTGAACAACTTCAAACCCGGCATGTTGAACTGTACCGCTATCTTTCTCAGCTCCTCAGTACAAGCCGAGTACTGCTCTACAATCACTGCTCGCTTCCGGCTAGTAGCCGTGTACCCCCGTATAACAAAGCTCCTGGGACCACAGCTCCTTTAGCTGCCTGGAATAGGGTCCTACCTGGATCTGCTTTGAATCTTGCTATAGCAGCCCCAACACCTTTTTCTCCCTTATAGTCCTGGAACAATTTAGTAAGTGGTCTTCCACGTAGAAGCTGCATGGCCTTTACCGCTGGCTTTTTAATTGCCCTGGATCCTGCCCGATATCTTGAAGCAGCCCTAGCTATAACATCCACTGGGACTGGTGCTGCCATTTTAGTTCTTGCTAGTGTCCTACCAAGACGATCCGCTAGGGAAGCTTGCTTGAGACTTAGATGCTTTAAGTTCATGGTCGCGGATATTTTAGTAAGGTCTTGTGTTGGTAGACGATCAAGTAACCGAGAAGTTCTCTCGGCTTGAAACTTGGCGTAGCTTAGTGACTCCGCCGCTTTGATCATATCCACACTCGATACCGCTTCCATCAAGTTCCTCCTAGTGGACCTCCGGAGAGGAGAGGCTCTTTCGAACTCCTCCTCCCCGGTTCAGTCCGAGATACTTACCCCAGCTGTGATGCGTCAACACCGAGATCCGCTAGGATCTCAGCTGTCTGCTCTGCCGCCCGTGCCTCGATGTACGAATCGAGAACGGATGCTGAGCTCTTCTTGCTCATCCTACCAGCCGCAAAACCTGCTCCGGCTGCACCTAGGGCGCCTGCAGCACCGTAGGACTTAGGATGGCTTCTGACATGGCCAGCAACAGCAGCACCAGCTCTGCGGGCGGCGACTCCACCATGCCGCTTTAGGGACTGCAGTCTCTGCTTGATGCCCATCATCTTCTTGGCCTTCTTGAGATCCTCAGGGGAAGCAGCAGCCTCTTTTTCTAGCCGTGCCTGCTCCTGCTTAAACGCATGAGCCATGATGCGGCCCATCGTGTCTGCCTCGGCGAACTTTGCCGCCTCGGAGGTCTTCTCGGATTCCTCAGCTTCTCCAGCCTCGGTCTCCTCTTCTGCACCTTCCTCTGTGGCCTCTTCTCCGCCCTCTTCGGCAGCCAAAGCGGCCTCGACTAGTTCGTTCTTCTCCTCATCGGAGAGAGCGTCAAAGTCGATATTCTGCTCACCTAGTGCGGCCGCAATCTTCTCGACCGCTGCATCCTGGGGCGACACCTCGGACAGCGCTGCGGTGCCGTAGATCTCCGACAGTAGTGGATCCGGACCTTCCATGGATCCTCCTTTCATAGCCTTGGTTATCTCTTCGTCTGAGACCGTCTGCGGAGTATCACAGATACCCCTGGGTCAACGAAGACCTTTCCTATGCTGGAACCTTTTGATTCATCACCTGTGCCGCGGCTCCTGCTAGCAGCAGGCTGCTCAACTCTGGGTGCTCCGCCACAAATTTCTTGACGAATCCCAGTCTCTGCCCATGCACTTCTTGATCCTTCCAATGTGCGGATAAAAAGTACAGTATTGGAAAGACCCCTAAGAGCACTTTCAACGGTCCAGAGTTCTTTAGGTCAGCTGCTTCCTTAGTGAACGTATCCAGGAAATTTTCCCTAAATAGTTCTGCCGCTAGCTCCGGGTGCTGATCCAACGTTGTGGGCAGCTCATTCGGCATCTGAGTTAGCAATCTCAACCTGTAGCCATTATATCCTTCAGCTATCTTGTCAAGGAATACCCTTTTAGAGATAACTGAGGGGCTGGCTTGTTTTGTAGGTTCTACGGTTATCCTAGTAATCCGTATTTTCAAAATAGGCCCAAAACCGCTTCTTTCCTTCAAAAATGGGAGAAGTCGGCTTAGGAGCTCACCACTAGTTCCACCCATGGGTAGTGACTCGTCAGTATTCTGGGAGGGCCCAAAGCACTCTCCCTTGGAATCTAGCTCATCTGCCAGGTTCTTCTGCCCGAGGCGAATAAGTACTATCCGCTGAAATTCTTGAGGCTTGAGCGGCATTCCCATGGCTGCAGTAGTTCCCAGCGACTGTCCTAGAGGGTACTTGGTAGCCATATCATCCAGAATATTTCTGGGTAAAGTAGGTTCGCTAGATTCCAGAGCTGGCACAGTTTTGCTAACAAAGGAGGATGGTACTTCTTTGAAGATATCTCCTATCTTTCCTACAGAGGCGGATTTCTTATATTCCTTTAGTTCTTTTTCCTGTTTAGCAGCCTCACGAATGTCATCCGTATGACTGGGGCTACGAAGAACTTTAACCAGTTTTGTATGCTCCTTCACGAGAGCCTTAGGAGTTGGTTTCGCATCAGCATGCTTAGAATCCTGCTCATCTACCTTTCCAGAAATAGTTGAGCACAACTCACAGCAGCCTCCAGAGGCTATCTTGCATATAGTTTTGGCAATACGATCTGCGCCGATAAATACGAAGGAGATATCAAAGAATCTGGGCATAGTATTAATGGCTCCTGCCTGGCGCCCATCCTCATAAATCTTGTTCATCTCATTCAAAAGGTGGAAGCAGTAATCCGCCCTAGTTTTAGCCCTATTACTGCAGATAGAGCAGATGTCGTATGGGACCTTGCATCCCATAGATACGGAACATGGGATTCCAGCCTCAATCTTGTCGGTGACATCCTGTGCATCGAATTGCTTTGCCCTATTTTTATCAAGAGCTAGTACCAACTCTACTCTCTTCATAGAGTCATTCCAAATAGATAGCTCTATAGAGCCGAAGGAGACCTCCGGATTCTTATTCTGATGATGCTTAAAGGCGTGTCCATCGAGAAAGCTCTGGTAGCCATAGTCGTGGCCTACATGAGCCAGAGCACTTTCTGGAAAAATATCCCCATTGATATTTTGCCCATAATACTCAGAGGCTCCTAAAGCTATGCATAGTACATAGACCTTGTCTGGCTCTGGCTTGAGCTTTGCTAAGTAGGCACGTAGTTTTGGATGTATTGCTTGGGATAGCTTCTCTAAGCTAGCTTCGCCAGGCTTGATAACCTGTACAAGCGCCTCACCCGTTTTTGGGTCAACCCCAGGAAAGTAACTTAGCTTATACATCTACTTAGGCCTTGTCTGTCTTTTTGCTCTTTAGAAAGCCCTGGGCAACACTCTTAGATAGTTCCCTGGATAGACCAGAACCACGCATCCCAGTTACATCCTTCTGGATAGAAACTAGGTCTCGAATAGCATCTGGCGGAATGTAGTCCCTACCCTCTAGAGTCGCAGTATTGATCTGACGAATCCAACTGGCGGCTACTTGTGGAGATTTTGCAACGTCTGGGCTGAACTTGTAAATGACACTGAACTGCTCCCGTAGCTTCTCTGCCGGAATATCTTTTAGGTCTGGAGCTGCTGCCAGAAGCTTCTTGAATGCGCCACCTTTCTGCACAGCACCAACTAATCCCTCATAACCTCTGATAGCACTATCTGTGAGGATCCCAGCTGCAATGGCTGCACCTACAGTTGGAATAGTCTTCTTAGCGGTTTCTTTAAGGCCTTCTAGAAAAGGCCCAGCAGTCTTTTCTGCAGGAGCCTTCTTAGGAAACTTCTTACCCTCTATCCTTATATTCGCTTGAGTTATTCCTTTTGCAAAAGTCTTACGCCCACTAGCTTCTTGCATCTTCCCAAATCGCAACATATCTTCTGCAGTCCTTCCTGAAGCATAGGCATAGGGCACCTTTGCTCCCCTATCAACTAGACCACGGGTTACCCTAGCTCCAACCCATGAGGGAGATGCAGCAGTCTTCTCATGAGCTGCGGAATATGGAACTTCAAACTCTCCTAGTACGGCCTGCTCAAATTGGCTCATGGTCTCCTCCAGAAGTTAGTCTGTGGCATATTTGCCGGATTAGTTGCACTAGCTATACCAACATGTGTCTTCCACTTTTTGTACACACCCGGAAGGCCGAAGACAGCCATCGAAGATAGGATCGGGTGTTTAATGACCGTCTTTAAAATCTTGCCGGGTATCCGTACGCTAAGTGGATACTTTTTCTTCTGCGCTAATTTCCGGAGTGCAAGACTCCCAGCCAAGATCTGGTCGATCATGAGTCCCAGTTTACCACCGCCAAGGGTGGCCATCCAAGTGGTTATAGCGAACGATAGCGATCTCGCAGAGCCTGCTCAGCACGAACGCGGCTATGCGAGAGAGTAGCAGCAGCCTTGGTCAGAATCTGCAGCTGTCCACTTAGCTTCTCAAGGAATCTGAATGACTTAACTAGCGGATGATCAGTCTGCAGAGATCCAGAAGCAGTCTTTACAGACTGTTCACGAGTCTGGAAATAGACCTCACCTTTGAGCTTGTCATAGGCATCGTTTAATACGGCCTTTGCCAGCTTCTCATTCTGAGTAGCCTGGCTCAGGGCTGTATATAGATCCTTAAGGCTCAGCCCATATAGGGAGGCCTGCTTGATATGGTTGAAAAGCTCCTCCCGAACCTGGGAAATTAGGAGTTCTGTACTGGCCTTCTTAGCCATAGCAACGTCTTCTGCAGCCTGGAGGCGGTCAGTTAGAATTTGGAGCTTTCCCAGTGGATTGTGGTCTGGGTACTCACCGGTCTCTGAAGTAGCCTGCTTGAAGAAAGATTCCAGAGTGGCGGTGTCTACCCCAGGGAAGTACCCTGTGATAGAAGCAGCCTTAGGCATAGCAGCCTCTACTGCGTCTCTGGAAGAGGCCAAAGGAATCTTGTGCTTCACTCCATTGCTGAGGCCCTGGATTACCGTCTCTGGGTCAGCTAGGGGAAATGAGAACATCTTGTCCGCGCTCTTAGTAAAGAGGGACTGATGTGTATTAGTATTAGCAAATTCTGTGATTCTCCGAAGGTGCTCCGTGGTGAACTGACGGCCGGAAGTTCCCTCATCGGACGCAACCTTAGCAACAGCGTCGGTTAGATTGACGCCCTTCTCTAGATACATATTGGAGGCCTTCTTGCCGAGCATCTCTAGTACGCCCGGATCGATGCCACCAGTCGGCTTCGGCACTATCGCTACAGCAGTTGGAGCCATTTGGGCACCTCCACCATATCTTGTATCCGCATAGTTATAATACCCCAATATATACTCTGGAGGCAATACTGATAGATAAGGAGTTCCAAAGGATGGCTTATACGAGGTCAGAAGTGCAGTTTTGAGCATGTCTACGGGAGCTATAAATCTTGAAAGAGGGGCATACTTCTACTAAGATACCCTCATGGATGAAGAGAGACTATCAAGAATAGAGGCCTTGGGTATACAAACGAATGAGGCGGTAGTTGGTTTATTTCATCTCATGGGCCTAAATCCGAACAATAAACCGCGGACTCAGAAGGAAGTAGAAGCTGCTTGGTCCATTCTTACCAATCTTATGGCGAAGAAAAGTTGGACCTCTGAAGAGATGCAGGCCTCAATTGAAATGGTGTGGTATATGTCCCAAGAGGATTTGAGATGTATAGAGACTAAAGCTAAAAAGAAGCTTGCCTGGCTCCCGCTATTTCGGCTGTTCTATATGATGAAACTCCAGGTAGAGGGGCAGCCCGATTTCAAGAGTTCTTATAAGCTAAAAGTGTTGGAAAGTAGACTCAGGGGCGTCGCAGCTAAGTTGGAGTATCAAGCGCACTCCTACTTGCTACGATTCGCCCCTGAGCTTAAAGAAGCCATTGAGAACTTCATATATGGGTACATGGATAACGCTATAGTACCTACTGAGATTTCCTCAATCTCTTAACCCATTCCTCAGATATCGGGAGCAATACTCCAGTATTTATAGACACATTCTTTTTCTCAGTATCTACCCACTTCAGGAAGACACTAGCTGCAGACTCAAAGGTGCAATCCAGGATCTCTGAGGCTTTAAACATCGAATTAGCGATACCTACCAGTGCATCTACCTTACCCCTCACAGCTATAGTTGCTGGGGGCTTAAAGGACTCTGCCACTACACGTATTGTTCTTGCTAGCGAGAGGGCAAAATATAAAAATGTATTATCCAGGTCCTTCTCAGCATTCTGGACGTATTGCCGAATTTTATTGGGCACCTTCATTAGCCTAAGAGTCTGAATATTAGTCTTCAAATAGGATGCATCCTCGGGGTAGGTCTCAGAGAGATTTCTAAGTGCCGTAAGATAGGCCTGAAATTCCTCGCTGGGTTGGCTATTGGCATCGGCCTCTATATCTTTGAGAACATCAACTCCTTCCAGTGGGAATACTCTGTAGTGGGTAATGTTCTTTTTACCATCTCTTGAGACAGCAAAATCAATAAGTTTAGCTTCCTTAAGAATCCCCCTGGATTTAACTACAGTACCTATTGAAAGCTTTGTCATAGCAGCTAGAGTTTCTAGACTTGGGTAGCACTCCCCCTCCTTGTTCGCAAAGGAATGGAGTGCACAGAGGACCCAACCAGCGTTGGCACCTATATCTCTAGCTCGCCCTGTCTTGAAAAAGTCCCAATGTACTTTGAAAAAGCCCTTGGTTGAATGCATCCAATCTCCTTTTAAGTAGTAAGACGAGTATCCTACAACTCTTCTACCATGAAAAAATTAGGAATCGCATGGGATAAGTAGTCTGAATTGGGATGTTGGATTTCCCTGTGAGGGCAGTCCAACCCCCGATAGTGCACTATCAAAAGGAGAATAAGAAAGATGACGCCACCAAATGGAACTACCGGAGTCCTGAACAGGCCCGGAACTAGCAAGGTTGTAACCGGAACCCCAACTGGAGCTGCCCAGAATTTCTGGGATAGTGAGACTGGCCAGAAGATCATTGGCGGAGTCAAGATCGGCTGTGTAGCCTTTACCGGCTTGATGGGCGTGGCCTTCCTGGTCCGCCTCGCTCGGGGAGAGGATGTTAAATCGGCAGCCAAAGCGGTATCCGGGCTGTCGCCTCTTAATAAAGAGTAGTACTAAGGGGGAGCTAACCACTCCCTCTTTTTTAGCCCCGATCCGCTTCTGGTTCAAGAATGTCCGGTCTAGGATGGGAAAGCATACTGGCCAGAACCGCATATAGGAAAGAGTGGAATGAGTCGTCAGGCCTACCAACTGGATGGTTATACAGGACCATTCTGGCCCTCTCAGAATATTCCGCGAAAATATTCAAAAAGTCGGATCCAAACTCTTCTAAGAAGTACTTTTCATCAAAAAAGTGGAAGGCGCCCCGCTTAATTCCGTTGAATATGTCAGACATAACTGCAGTCCTATTTACCATGAAACGCCTAAGGTTAGGTTCCCAGTAGACCTTTCTTGTCTGCCCAGCCGTGTACATGTAGGAGGCTACTCTCTGTCTCCCGTATGTACGCATAAGGGAGTCATTCTGGTAGTAACCGAAACCCCAGTCGCAGCCTACTCGCTCTATCTCCAAGTCGTTGATCATTTGCTTAATAAGCTCTAGTTGCCTAACAGGATCAGCCTCTTCTCCAATAAACTTTTTGGAATATAGATCGGTAAGGCGTCCATGGACAGGATGGTAGCCAACGACAGTAACTACAGTGAAGCTGTCTGTGCCTGTTCCCCAGTCTATGCCCATAAAGAGTCGAAGCTGGTGTCTTCTCTGAAGCTCGACTAGTTGGATATACGTATAATGCATATCTGGTACACAGTGCTTCTGCAGATCCTTTCGAGAGAGCGGGCGAGTACCGCTATCATAGGAAAGCCCGAGTACTTCGTTGTAGAACTTGTCAACTGGATACCGCTTCATCCTAGTAATGATGCTGGACCATTGAATCCATGGGACCATCAACTGGGAAATATGGTACCCATGAAATTCAGCCTTTGGATTTCCTAGCATCTGCCACTTACCTGAGCTAGCGTTTATCCTCTCTCCACATTTGTCACATATGAGCCCCTCTAGTCCTACATTCTTAATTCCAAGAACGTTCCAATGAAGCGGTGTATGCCTCTCACATGGGACTGTCCATTCATGCTGAGTGGAGAATCTATCCCAGTAAACCTCTATGGGATTGTCCATACTCTTGGGTGTTCCAGCAGCCCAAAAGTACTTGTACTCAGGGTTAGAGTGCGAGAGAGTTTCTTCTATAACCGGGATATGGTCACTTACGATATCTTGGATTTCATCCAGTTGGATACAGTCGGCCGCAACACCGCGGACTCTATCAGGGGTATGGAAGACTGATCCAAACATGAGGGAGGAGTTATTAGGGAATTCCTTATGCATTACGTTGTCTAAAGTCATAGCTTCTCTAATAGGCTTTAGTCCCGGGGAAGTTAGAAGGGTCTTAGTAATTCTCTCCATGGAAAATCGGCGTACTTGCGTCTCAGTAGGGGCTATGAATAGGGATCGAAAGAATGGTATTAGGCAGTGAAAGGTTAGGAGCCTATTCCCCAACGTAGTCGACTTTTCCACCTGCCGGCCGCACTTTAGGAGAAGCTTCTTGTGGTTCCTATCACAGATAGGGAGCAAGTACGGTCGACTCTCGAAGCCACCGCCCTTACTAAATGGATGCCCATCGACATAGATAAGCCTGTTGATGAAGTCAGAGGGGAGAAACCTAGTATTGAATTCTGGCTCAGCCCCCTTGTCCTTTGCCTTACTAGCCTGGGAGAGCTTAACCTTGTCAGTCCTAGTTCCTGCGCTGTACGGTAATTCTGGGCTTGCAATCATGGTATAAGCACGTAGGGCAACGTTCTACTCCTAAAGGTGGAAGCTGGAACGGGCAGGGTGTGTCACCTTGCCGCCCCTTTTTTAGCTGGGATGTCAAAGTAGACCAAATCTTTGGTCACGGTTAGTCTGCCCACTCGCACACCCCTTTCACGAGCGAACTCGATAATCATAGTTCTAAGGAAGCCCACCTCTTCCTTAGTGAATGGCAGTATATGCCTAAAAAGTACCCTATGGCTCTTCTCTACCTTCTCTAGCGTCGCCTGGGGATGCAACCTCAACGTTGCTCTACGAATGAAGGACAGTAGTTCTTCTACCCACCTAAATTCCTCTGGAAGCAGGACCTGCTTCTGGGGCATACGGAAACTGAGTTGCCGAGGAACTTTCACTATCTCCGAGGGGATGTCCTGTGATTTTATCGAGCTCATTCCGCATAGCCCCCTCTCTGGTGTACTTAACCATGTCAGCACCCTTCTTCATTTTCTTTTTGGCTGCTACCTTTTCAACGTGCTCTATATCGTCCGTATGGATATCCTCATCTGTAACCGCGGTACGTCCGTTAAGAATAGGCACAGAATACAGGATACGGCCATCGCTGAGGTGGAGGTCAGCCATATCATAGCCAGTACCAGGAGAGGGTGATACTCCGAATGTTCCAAGAGATTCGTCTGGGAGCTCTACCTGGCTTTGTTTGTGCAACCGCTCTGGGAGCTCTCCCTTAGGCGTAGCCTCCTCCCACTCCTTAACCTTCTTCTTGGATATCTCTCCACGGGAAGATTTGGCATAAAACAACCGTCGTTGGCTCTCTGACTTAAAAGGCATTGGTCTTTACTCCTTTAGGTATCCTTACCTTGGGAACAGATATAGATCCCGCTTTGACCATAGCAAACTTTACTCCACCGGTATTGAGCTTGGGCAGTCTAGGCATCCGGACCTTTGGGGGAACTCTGCGAAGTCTGACTCTCATGCTAGCTTCTCGTTCAACTCTTCGAATAGAGGATCTAAGAGCATCTGTAGTCCTGGGCTTTCAGCATAACCACGGGCTATCACCGAATAGCTGTTATAGATACCAATGTATGCTATATCCAGGCGTTCAGCCTGATTGATTTTCGATTTGAAGATAACAGTAAGAACGTCCTTAAATTTAACAGGGAACTGAATATGATCATGCTGTCGTCCAGCCATCTCCGCGGCCTCTAGGAGCTCAGGATCTTCCGTGTAGAACTGGTAGACAAGATTTCCATTATCGTACCGTATAAAGTAACGGACTATAAAATGCTTGTATTTTAGAGTAGTGGACTTAAGCTGTAGGCTGCTGAGGTTGATTGGGCTGGTCTGTGCCTGCATTGGTAGTAACCTCCTCAGTAGGTAAGAACTCTAAACGCGCATTTTCCAATAAGGGAGTAGCTCCACCTGGTGGCAGGTCCTCCTCATAGGACTTATCCTCTCCATCTTCATACTTGATTTGGAGGGCTTTTGTCAACTCTTGTAGCCGATCCTGTGAGGACTTACGTTGTTCATGCGCCCATTGAACTCCCTTAGCATACTCCCCATAGGCCCGAGCTAGCTCCATGCTAGTAGGCATCTCCTTTAATTCTTTTATCTTCATAAAGCCGACAGCGTATACGTCATTAACTACTCTATCTGTTGCTAGCTTCACATCAAAGCCTAGATGGTACATAAGAAGATCTGTATCCCCTTTTAAGGCCGCCATCCTCCACCATTCTTTTCTAATTTTTGAATACTCCATAAGCTCCTCAGGAGTCATGATCGCGAAATTTGAGAAGACTCTAGAGTAGAACATGATAGTATCCGGACTTATATGGAGGGCCAGTCGCTCATTGATAGCTGCAGCAATTTCTTCAAAGGTAGCTGGGGTAGAAGAGAGAGTGTCAACTATATGCCGAATCTGCGGATTTCCAAGAATGCTATATGCGTTTTTTACAAACGGATAGTCCTCTGCAAACCAGAGCTCAACTAGCCCCTGTCGACGTAAAGCTGTGTAAGAGGGTACGTGCCTTCTATCTTTTCCGTTGAAGCCAACAGGTAGATCCAGCTCTCCACGCAGTTGGTTATAGTAGTTTTCTTCTATTTCAGCCAAGCCATGAGTCCTCAAGGTCTTATTAAGACCGCGGAGATCAAGACTCAGGCTGATTAGGTACATACAAAAATACTGGTGAGGCAGGCGCATGGCGCCAGGCTCCTAGGCCTTATTCACCGGTGAACTGTACTTCAGCTGGAGTAGTGCTTCAATAACACCCTGAAGAGCATTCATTGCTCTCTGAACAGCTCCCTCAGGGACTGCCTCTAGACCAAGCCTGGATGCTACCAGAAGTTTGGCGAGCTCTGATGCTGTGTTCTGGAATGCAGGAAGGTTTTTGACAAAGATAGATACATTCTCTGGAGTTATAAAGTTTAGAGATAGAACTCTATCAACTGTCTCCTCACCGGGTAGGATAGCTGCTTCCTTCACCAGCAATACCCGAACTGCTGATAATTGGTCAGCTATTGGCTGGATATATGTAGTGAGGGCCAACGCAATTTTCTCAGAGTCGGTAACTATCGGCCTAACGCCCTGAACAGTGACCATCCCGGCAGTGGCTGCTTTTTGGAGGGAGGCTGTTGCCTGCTTGATGGACATACCGAATCCGGCGGATAGGAACAGGGCATCCTGATGATTCAGAAAGCTTGTCTGATCCTGCCCCAATTTTAATAGGCTAGGATGGCCCCTGAATCCAAAGGTAGTCCCATCACTGATAATCTGCACAGAGCTATTCAATGTAGCTACCTTTACATAGGCTCCTGGATCCTCTGAGCACTTGACCATGTTGGCTAGCGGAATAACATCTAGGCTAGCTGGAATGGCATATCTGCTCTGTCCTAGCTTCTCAATCCGCTTGATGCCCTCAGTTGGAATTAAGTCTATGGGTTGTTCCATAGAAGTTGTCCCATGCAGAACCGTCATTCCATCTGAATTCTTCATGCTACGAAGATTCACTGGTAGAGTAGCAAGATCAGCACTGGCAAAGATCACCATGCCGAGTTTTGGAAAAGCCTCTCCAGAGATATAGTCTTTAACTTTTGCCCGCCCATTTAACCCTGAGTTAGGTGCTTCTGTATATGGAATGCCAGCAAGCTTATCTTGCATTGCCCAACTACCATCGTGGAATAGAGCTACCTGAACCGGAAGCTCAGTAGTATCAAAATCTATCACCTTGGAGTAAACCGTGGCATTGCTGGTATCTGAGCTGGAGCCAGACTTGATTCCATATACTCCAGACGTCTTGATAGATACTGCTTCTGGAGCCCTGGACGTTCCATTAACGGTGGGCTCAGTGCTCACGGTTATACTACCGGTCGCCATGAATTGGGAGCGCTGACTTGCAGGTAGCATTTCAGCCGCTTCCTTGAGAGTGAAGACTTCTTCCTGCGGAGCCCACATTTGGCTATTTGCAAACTTAACCTTGACTGAGCCACCGTCCCTGGTGAACTGTAATACGTCCGGATCAACAGCATGCCGACGGACATCTACTAATTTATGGATGTTTGTATCATCCATTGAAATCTTCTTCAATACCGTAGCTAGGACAGTCTTACCTTCGGAGGCTTCCTTAATTGCCGGATCCTCATTGACAGCCTGTAGCAGTCTGGCCAGGTCCGATGGAGAGACGATACCATTAAGCTGCTCCAGCATGGAGATCTTGGAGAAGTCTACACTGGCGAACTTCCCACCTGCTCCACCCTCAAAGCTGGTGCCAAATCCATAGCGGGAACGGTATGGAGGGTACAGCTGGTTAACCATGGAGACATCACCAGGCATAGTTCGCACGATATCAAAGAGGTCTGGGCGAAAGAGGGCAGCCTGAATATTCTGCTCTGAGGCTGGATGGAAGGTCTCACCAACTATAAAGATATCAAGTTGGGAAACACTCTTATCCTTAATCACAAATGGGAATTTAATCTCTTTAGTTACATCGGAGGCATCTACGTCTTTCGGCATTACCTCGGGCTTCTTCTTAACTACAATAACACCTACCCCGTACCCTCTCTCAGGATTGGTCTCTTTGAACACAGGAGTAGACTCTAGGTCTGCTAGGTAAGGATGCTGTGAGAAAAAGAGATCTAGGATCTCCTGTGGCCACATCTCTTCAGAATCTCCAACCTTACCAGAGTCAGCCATTTTTTCGAAGGACAGTTCACGAGTTACGAAGAGTTCTTGCATTGTTTTCTCCTTTACGTCACTTTTACATTCTTCGTCAGAAAGAGAGCATCCTGTAACACGCCATATTGTACAGGTGGCGTCACCTGCGAGCCTGGAGCAGCCGATATGTGGGTGTGTGTTCTAAGCCAGTTTAGCAATTGCGGGCCCAGAACAGTAGCCACAGCTCCAGCCTCATTCCCCAAGAAGACCTGCGGCGCCACAATCACCTTCTTACGGGCCTTCTCGGTGCTTTCCCCTCTTACTGTTACATCTACATCCCCTCCAAACAACTGGGTGGAGTCTCCCATTAGCGTCCTTCTCTCATTTCCAAGGATCTTCAGTTCTCTGTCGTCATCCACGAAATGGATCTCTTCTCCCTTCACATGGATTGACCGATCCCCTTCCTGCACCATCAGTGTATCTCCGTTCAAGTTCACTCGGTACTTGAACGACCCAACTACTTCTATGTCTAGGACCACCTTTACACCAGCCGGTATCCTTGGCCCCTTTGACGGCTCACTAGCTGGGGTCTCTACAGAGCCTAGCCGAAGTATTACCTTCGGGTCGTCCTGGGCAAACTCCTTAGCTTCAAGGACAAGCTCAGACGGGGATCTGGAATTCTCGTCAGGAGTGTTCCTCCTGGCAAACCAACGCAGCCTTCCAGAAGCCGAATGGAGCTCATAGTTTTCGCACAGGTCCCGGATCGTATTCGCTATTGGCGTATAGATCCTCTGACAAACCGGAGTAGAGCCAACCTGTGTAATGCCTCCCCGTCTAATTATGATACCATTCAGTTCTCGACTTACCATAGCTTGATCGCCGGGCTGTAAATCAAGCCTATTTGCCCGATGATCATCCACCATAGAGTAGGGTGGCATAAACCCCATTACGAATGCTTTGTTATGGTCAGAGGGGATGCAAACCCAACACCATGAGCCTACTTCGGGTAGGAAGTAATTCCCCTCACCGTTAGCATGGTGAACATACTGGCAGCTATAGGCAATTCTTTCAAAAGACTGGCCAAGGTATTCTGAGAGGACATCTACCGAGTACTCATCGGGGTGTATGGCCATCACCCGTCCAAAGTAGACTCCGACAGGAGATACCAGCCGCTTTAGCCTGCTCATATCAGTAGAGCCAAGGAGCTGCCCGAGTACCTTTGCCAAATTCTGATCCCATAGCTAAGGAGGGTATCGGGTGCTGCTGATGTATCTGAGATGTCCAGCCACGTTGAGAACCATCCACCAGAGTTCCCTTTAACCTCTGATAATTCATCCTGGCAAGCCAGTCAGTAGATAGATCAAGGGGGAGTTGAGTAATAGGTTTCAGTACAGACTTGAAGATTATTGGCTTTCTGCCCCTTAGGGAGGTCCTGTTTAAATGAACTAGCTGGGAGGAGGAGACCATATCTCCGCGGACAAAGTCGGGATGGTCCCCTGGGTCCTCAACTTGAGATAGGTTGGTTATAGCCTTCACCACAGTCTCTATATTGGATCTCTTCACAGGGCCTACTGGCTGGTACGCCTGGAACAACTCGTTCGTAAGGTACTCCTGGACCGTGTTTACGTTGGTGAGCTTAAGAAGCTCAGCAGGATGTATATCTCCATCGGAGAGTGGCAGTCCCTTCATCAGGTCAGATCCCGGTTTAATATCCTTCCCTAGTTGTCTAGTTGAAGGAACATAGTGCTTGGTCTCCCCAATGTATACATCCCACCCACCAGCAGGATCCGGTTCTATCTTTGAGACCTTACCGTCCGCCTTGGCCAACACCGCGGCATTGGGCATAATCTTGGGCATCTCCAGGATTTGATTGAGTCTGGTAAAGGCATCAGTACGTTTAGTCGTCTTAGTCCCAGCCACTCCTCCCTCATGGAAGCTCTTCAGAGCAAGCTGGGTAGCTGGCTCTCCTATAGAGTGGCCGGCCATAGCTCCTATGTTGGTGCCTATCGCGTGGAGTTTACCGTACTCATTAAGTCCGTAGCACTTAGCGCAAATTCCGTGCGGCTGTTCACAACGGAGTGGGCTACGGACTAATGCTTTGGAAACCTTGGCATTTTCTAACTGAGTCAGTAACTCATGGTCAATAGGAGTCCCGCTAGGTACGGTTCTGTCCTTAAGTTTAATTGGCTGAGCAAGGAATCTGCCGAGAATTTGGGAATCCTTGGCCTGCATAAAAATGCCGTGCTGGGTTCCACAGTCATGGGACGAGATGAGCATGTTAACCGTGCTAGCCATAACCGTCTTAGAAAATGCCCCAGGCTCAGAGGTTCCAATAACCTTCTGCCGAATTCCATCACGGCCACCATGCAGGGCGCTCCAGTACTCTGCTGTATCTAAACCCTCAGAATACGATTTCTTGATAGGAACCTGAATAATCTCACCCTTAGCATTCCTTACTAGCATGGGCGCGACAGTCATCTGCTTAAACTGATCCCAACTGCCTCGGGCACCGGAACGTACCATCTTATATATGTTATTGTCAGAGGCATCGAAGTGCTTCTTTGCAGCCTCCTCTATAACCTGAGTAGCTCCATCGTATATCTTTACAATGTCCCTGTGCTGTGTACCAATGGGGCCACCAGCATCACGAACCTTCTGAACTTGAAGATCAGCTACCTGGAGAATCTTATCCCTCAGCTTTGATACAGGCTTAAGGTCTGATAAGCCAATGGAGAAGCCTGAGGAGTAGGCGTATCCAGCGCCAATACGGTTAAGCAAACTTACCGACTCTGAAAATTTGTACTTATCTTGGTGAGCTAGTTCGGAAAGTACGTTAGTAAGCCGACTTTTATCCAGTATAAAGTCCTTGTCAGTAGCAAGGGAGTTTCTGACGTTCTTCCCCTTAACCTGGAAGTCAGCAGGAAGAGCATGCGCCAAAATTTGGCGGCCGACAGTGGTTTGAGCGTTGCCTATCCTAATGATATCAGTGGGATGAACAGTGCCTTGTCTAACGGCCGCGAATGCTGCATCATTGGTAGCAAACTTCTTATCACTGGGTTTGCCCCAGGCAGATAGGGTGTAGGCGCCTAGGAGAGATTCATGTGAAAGTTTATTCATCAATCGTCCTGTGGTGGAGCTGAATAAGTTATTGGATGGGAACATTCCATGGGCCTCCATTACCGCCTCATGGGTTAGTGGCACAAAGATGGAGACAGTATCTCCATCAAAGTCTGCCCCATATCCTTCGCATACAAGTGGATGCATCTGTATAGCCTTACCTTTATGGATAACTGGCTTAAAGGCCATTACGCCAAATTTATGTAGGACTGGATCCCTCTTCATCAGGACTGGCCGCTCTGTAGTCACATAGTCTAATGCAGCTCGAGCTAGTGGGGTTTTG